TGCATCCTGTTACAGATCCATCAATGCAAGGTTTAGGAAACACTCCAAGTTTTCTAGTAGAAGGCACATGGGTAGTTGGTTTCTTTCGTGACGCAGTAGAAAAACAACAACCAGTTATTATGGGTACACTTCCTGGATACCCATCTGCTACTCCAGACATCAATAAAGGTTTCAATGACCCAACAGGAAAGTATCCTTCTGAAGCAATTACTAACTCCAATCATTCTATTAATGAAACAGATGTCAATCGTTTAGGGCAGGGCATTGTTTCAGAAACTCACCTTGCTTTACAAAAACGCAGAGTCTCAAGATTAAGCACTGCTGACAGCACTGCTATTAATCCTAGTGTGGATATTGCGACAAGACCATACATTCAAAACAAACAAGATGCTGTTCAAGAAGAAAGAACCACTTGGGATGAACCAGCACCAAAAGGTTTATTACCAGATGATCCATTTTATAACTCTGGTGAGTATCCTTACAATCATGTATTTGAAAGTGAGTCTGGTCATATCTTTGAAACTGACGATACGCCAGGTGCTGAGAGATTATTGCGTCAACACAAGTCAGGGACTTTTGAAGAGATACATCCAGATGGTAAAAGAGTTGTTAAGATTGTTGGTGACAATTATGAGATTGTCGCAGGCAAATCAAATGTATTCATTAAAGGTGATGTTAATCTAACTGTTGATGGAAACAAAAGAGAATTAATTAAAGGTGATTATGTTTTAGAAGTTCAAGGAAACATGTATGAGAAAGTTCACAAAGACAAAGATATGAAAGTCGGTGCGAGTGGTGTTGGTAACTTGTCTGAAGAAGTTTTAGGTAATCACGGATTTAATATTAAGAACAGTGTTGTTGGTGTTGTTGGTAGTGATGATGCTGGACTTGATAAAGATTATAGTCTAACAATTAAAGGTAAGAGATCAGAACATGTTGGCAGTACATATGAGTTGACCACCGCTAACACATTTACATTGTTCTCATTAGAAGATATAGATTTACTTGCTGGTTCAAAATTAGCGGCAACATCTGTAACCGATTTAACATCAATCACTTCTGGCACAACTTTAAATATAAAGTCTGCCTCTAACATGGCAATTAAAACAGAAGCAAAATACAATCTACAAATTGTGGGTGAGTCTAACATTAGATACGAGGGTGATCGACATATCTACAGAGGTGCTGATGATTACGCAAGACACGATGGTGGAGTTAATTACACCTGTAGTAGTGACCCATCTAGAACAAGTGATAATGATTGTACTGATGTGGAGGAAGTATAATGCCATTAGATTTTAAAACACCAAACTTATGTGGGGCAAATCAAAGTTTAAATAATATATTATCTGCTCAAGATGATATGAAGAACACTCTTAAAAATTCTATCACTGGTGGATTAGATGCATCTGCTTTGGCGTCAGCAGTTGGTGCTAATTTAGACACACTCAAAGCAAATATTACTGGACTTCTTCCAGAGTTGCCTACTATACCAGATATAAATTTACAATCTGAATTGACTTCTTTACTTGCTTTGCCAGTTGGAAGTGCTCTATATCTTTCTAAATTAGCATCTCTTAGATCACAGTTTGGCGATGCTCTATCATTACAAGGTTTTGATTTTGATAGTCTCATACCAGATCTGGTGAGTGGTAACTTAGATGTGTGTTCTGGTGTACCTAATTTAACATTACCATCTGGTGCTGGTGCTCCTATATTAAAAGTTGATAATTTACCTTTGCCAGATGTGAAACCAGTAGAAGAATTGATTGCTGAAGTGAAAGAGATGTCTTTAGATGTAGCACAACTAAGTGAAGATCAATTGAATACAGCATTAGATAACCTTAAAACAACTTTCCCAATCACCATTGCTTGATTCGTTATAAATAAAGTGTAACAACAAGGAATTGCTAATGTCTGAAACTAAAGAAGCATATTATGACGCACAAAGAGTCAATAATAGCGAAAGAAACGTAAAACAATACAGCGATCTAGATTTATTCTTCGGTAAAAATGCAGGTAATACTGACATCAATAAAATTACTGATATTCAAGCAGTCAAAAGATCGATTAGAAATTTAGTTTTACTTAATCACTATGAGAAACCATTTCATCCAGAGATTGGTTCTGGTGTGCGTGATATGTTATTTGAGTTGATGACACCTGTAACAGCGCAAATTCTAGCAAGAAAAATACAAGACGTTATAGAAAACTATGAACCACGAGCAAGACTCGTTGCTGTTCGTGCATTACCAAACTTAGATCGAAATGAATATAATGTATCTATTGAGTTTTATGTTGTCAACGCACCGACAGAATTAGTAGAACTAGATGTTATATTAGAGAGATTACGATAATGGCAGATCACGTTAATTCAAATGTTATTAATCAGAGAAGACTAAGAGTCACTGAATTAGATTTTGATAACATAAAAACAAACTTAAAAACATTTCTAAAGTCACAAGATCAATTTAAGGACTATGATTTTGAAGGTGCAGGTCTTAATATTCTTTTAGACACTCTCGCATATAATACTCACTATCTTGCTATGAATGCTAATATGTTAGCGAATGAAATGTTCTTAGATAGTGCCTCACTTCGTTCAAGTGTAGTCTCTCATGCAAAATCTTTAGGATATGAAACAACTTCTGCCAGAGCACCAGTTGCAACTGTAGACGTTAAACTATCTACTCCAGAATCTTCTAAGACAATGAGTGCAGGAACTGCGTTTACAACCACTGTTGATGGTTCAAGTTATCAGTTCGTTACCATTTCTGATGTCAGCGCATCTAATGTTTCTGGTGAGGTTATATTTGCTGGCACAAGAATTTACGAAGGAACTTATGTAACAACAAGATACACTGTAGACAGTAATGACGTTGATCAAAGATTTTTATTACCTGATACAAGATCTGATACTTCTACATTGACTGTAAAGGTTCAAACATCCTCTACAGATTCGAGCACAACAACTTACACAAAGGCAACAGACATAACACAACTTACTGATGAGAGTGAAGTTTATTTCTTACAAGAAACTGATGCAGGTTTTTATGAAGTTTATTTTGGTGATGGTATCGTAAGTAAAGCATTGTCAGATGGCAACATTGTCATACTTCAGTATGTTGTAACAAACAAATCATTAGCAAATGGTGCAACTACATTTAGTCCACCTGCGAGTGTTGATGGTGTTTCTTCTATTGTGGTTACGACAACTGCTGGTGCAATAGGTGGTGCAGAACCAGAGTCGATCAGTTCAATTAAATTAAACGCACCTTTAGATTATGCGTCACAAGGAAGATGTGTAACTACTAATGATTATAAAGTTTATGTTAAAAGATTATTTGCTAACACTCAAGCAGTTTCTGTTTGGGGCGGTGAAGATGGGAGTTATGATACAAGCACAGGTGTTTCATCAAACCCAGAATACGGAAAGGTATTCATATCAGTCAAGTCAACAACTGGACAAGATTTAACTGCGACACAAAAGAGTAACTTAGTTGCCGCTTTATCTCCATATAAGGTTGCTTCTGTTACTCCAGTAATTGTTGACCCAGAGACAACTTATATAATTTTGAATACAACTTTCAACTATGACTCAAGTGCAACAACAAAAACTGTAGATGATTTAGCGTCACTTATAAGAACAACAGTTGATGCTTATAATAATACAACATTAAAACAATTTAACAGTTCTTTCAGACACTCTAGAATAACTGGTTTGATTGATGATACTGATAGATCTATTTTAAATAATACGACAGTCATAAGTATGGCAAAATATATTCGACCAGTTTCGCCTGCTCAAAATTCTTCATACACAATTAACTTTAACAATAGAATCTACAACCCACATCCAGGACACAGAGCTGCCGAAGGTGGTGTAATCGCATCAACTCCATTCTTTTTAGACAATGACACATCAACAGAATATTTCTTTGATGATGATGGTAATGGTAACTTGAGAGTTTACACATTAATTGGGTCTAGTGGCACAAGATCCTATTACTCATCAACAGCAGGTACTGTAGATTATGCAAGGGGAATTATAACAATAGGGTCTCTTTATATTTCTGGT